AAAGTCGAGGCGGCTGGCGTCGTCCCGGCAAACGCGGCAATGGCGGCAACTGGTGCCGCCGCCGCCGTGGCACCGATACCCATCGTGGGCCCGGAAATGGCGACCGACGCCTTCGATGAAATGATGGCGCTGTGTATGGGCTCCCTAAGCCTTGTGTCGTCCGCAGGCGGCGAGTGGAACGTACCCAGCGACCGGCTTAACCTGGTGCACAAGAATGAAACGATCATGCCCGCGAAGGTCGCGCAGCCAATGCGGGAGTTCTTCGAGGGCGGCGGCCAGGGCAGCAGCTCGCCCAACATCCACATCCACGCGACTGACTCCCAGGATGTCGCGCGCCTGTTCAAGAATAACGGCCAGGCACTCGCCCGGGCGGCCAAGGAAGCCATGCGGAATTTCAGAAAATGAGCAACGCTGTATTTCCCGTCATGCCTGGCCTGGGCTGGTCCGTCACAAAGACGCCGCGCTTCAAAACCAGTGTGCAGCAGGCATCCTCTGGCAAGGAAATCCGCCTCGCGCTGATGAGCTACCCGATCTGGGAGTTCACGTTGACCTTTGAGGTCTTGCGCGGCGCCAACGGGTTCAGCGAAATTCAAACGCTGATGGGTTTCGTGCTCGCGCGCTTGGGGATGTGGGACAGCTTCCTGTTCGACGACCCCAGCGACGACACTGCAGCCAATACCAGCTTCGGCGCCGGCGATGGGTCCACGACAGCCTTCCAGCTGACGCGCAGCATGGGCGGATTCACCGAGCCAATTCAGAACCTGAACAGCGCGCCGACGATTTACATCAACGGGACGCCGACCACAGCCTACACGCTGGGCAGCACTGGCATTGTTACGTTCGCGTCCGCGCCAGCAGCCGGCGCCGCGTTGACTTGGTCTGGCACGTACTATTTCCGGTGCCGATTCATGGACGACATCACCGAGTTTGAGCAGTTCGCGCTCAATCTCTGGCAGCTCAAGAAAATTCAATTTCAGTCGGTGAAGCTGTGAAAAACGTCTCCGCTCCCCTGATGACCCTGCTGACCAGCACCAGCACCAATGAGCTGTGCATCTGCGACCTGCTGACCATCACGCTGAACGATGGCACCGTCGTTTGCCTGTCCAACGCGGACCAGGATGTGACCTGGAACGGCCAGCTCTACAGCTCTGGCTCCGGGAATATCACGTTCGTGCGCTCGAAGACGGCAAGCAAGATCGGCGTCGAGGTTGCCGAGATGGACCTGACGCTGATGGCAAACACCAGCGCGCACACTGAGGGCCTGCCAACCCTCCAATTTGTTCGCAACAGCGGCCTTGACGCCGCCCAGGTCCGTCTGGACCGCCTGTTTCTGACAGCTTGGAACGCCCCGGTCGGGATCATCAATAACTTCCTGGGCCGCGTCAGCACGCTGGACGTGACCCGCACGGCGGCCAAGATCAAGGTCAAGTCCTACGTGGTGATGATGGACCTGCAGTTGCCGAAAAACACCTACCAGCCGACCTGCCTGCACTCGCTGTATGACAGCGGCTGCACGCTGAACCGGGCCAGCTACTCCGCAAGCATGACGGCCGGGGTTCACTCAACGCAGATGTACCTGACGACCGGCACGATGACGCAGCCGGCCGGATACTTCACGCAGGGCTATGTCCAGTTCACCAGCGGGCAGAACGCAGGCGAGCGCCGAACCGTGCTCAGCTCGGGCGCCGGTGCCTTCGGTCTAGCTATGCCGCTGCTCTACCCGCCGGCCATTGGGGACTCGTTCACCGCCTACGCTGGGTGTGATCACACCAGCGCGACCTGTACTGCGAAGTTCAACAATCTGGTGCACTTCCGTGGCTTCGAGTTCGTGCCCGTTCCAGAAACGGCCCTCTAGACATGACCGAGCAAGAAACCCGCGCCGCCATCGTTGCGGAGGCTCGCACTTGGCTGCGCACGCCATACCACCATGCGGCGCGCGTGAAGGGTGCCGGCGTTGACTGCGCTCAGATTCTGGTCGAGGTTTACTCGGCCGTCGGGTTGATTGAGTGGTTCGATGCAGGCTTCTACCCGCCCGACTGGATGTTGCACCGGGATGAGGAGCGATACCTCGCCACCGTGACGCGTTTCGCGCACCCTGTCGCCGCGCCTCTGCCTGGCGATGTCGCGGTCTACCGGTTCGGGCGCTGCATCAGCCATGGCGCCATCGTCGTCGAGTGGCCGACCATCATTCATGCCTATGCACCCGACAGGCAGGTTTCTATGGGAGACGGCATGAGCAGCCGGCTGCGCCCACGTCTCGCTGGCATTTATTCTGTTTTTGGGGAGTCCTAATGTCAGGTGCGATGAAGTGGCTTGGTTTTGGTGGTGCCGGAGGGGCCAACTCGACCGTCTACCAGGGCATACAGGTCCAAACTAGCATCAGCACTGCAGGTATCCCCATTGTTTACGGGCAAACGCGCCTTGCGCCAAACCTGATCTGGTACGGAGACTTTCAGCAGACAGGTAGCAGCGGCGGCAAGGGTGGCCAATCCAGCAAAACCGGCGGGGCTGGGAACACCTACATGGCCACGGTCATCATGGCCCTGTGCGAGGGACCGGTGAACGCGCTGATCGGCGTCTGGCTAGATGGCGCCTACCAGGCGATCACCCAGCAGCCAAACAACTTTGACTATGTCCTGGGCACAGCAACACAGACACCCTGGAGCTGGCTTGCGTCGAACTACCCGGCCCAGTCGCGCGCCTACCCCTATACCTGCTACCTGACGGCGCAGAACTACCCGCTGGACTCAAGCGCGCAGCTGCCGAACCATAACTTTGAAGTGGCCGGGTTTGCCCAATTCACAAGTACCGCCGGCGCGACAATGGAAGCGGCGGTCAACACGCTCGGCACCAGCGGAATCACGGTCTGGTCAGCCACCACCGCCTATACAGTCGGCATGGTTGCCTACGGCCTCACCGGAGGAACGTTCGTCTGCGCTACCGCAAACACGAACCAACAGCCGCCAAACTCCACTTACTGGACCCAAATTTTCCCGGACTGCAACCCGGCGTTGATCCTGGAGGATTTGCTGACAAACGTCAGCTATGGCGTCGGAATGCCGACAGCACTCCTGGGAGACTGGACTGCCTACACGACCTATTGCGCCGCCAACACCCTGCTGCTTAGCCTGACGGTAAACCAACAGGAAGCGGCCAGCAGCATCCCCCAGCGGATCATGGAGATCACGAACTCCGAGATGTTCTGGTCCGATGGCCTGCTGAAGATCGTCCCGCGCGGCGACATGACGGTGACCGGGAATGGTGCAACATTTACCCCTGACCTGACGCCGATCTTCGATCTGACCGACGACCAGTTCATAGCCAAGGATCAGGATGACCCTGTTTCACTGGAGATCAGCGACCGGGTCGACGCGTTCAACTGTGTCACGGTCAACTATACGAATCGGATCAACGACTACAACACGGTCCCGATTCAGGTCAAGGATCAAACCAGCATCGACCTCTACGGCCTGCGAAACGAGTCACCTCAGCAGCATGTCGAAATCTGCGATCCGCTGATTGCACAGACCAGCGCTCAGCTCCGGCTTCAGCGCATCCAGTCGACGCGCAATGTGTACACATGGAGCCTGTCCGTCCTGTTCTGCATGTTGGAGCCGATGGACCTGGTCACGCTGACCGATTCGGCGCTTGGCGTCGAAGAAGCGCTGGTGCGCATTACCAGCATTGAGGAGGATGAGTACGGCAATCTGAAGTTCACCGGCGAAGAGGTGATGATCGGCGCCGCCCAGCCGGCCGAGTTCAACATCGGTACCTCGCTTGGTTACACCGCAAACTACAACGGAACGCCGGCCAACACCAATGCGCCCATCGTGTTTATGCCGCCGACGCAGTTGTCCAGCAACGCGACTGCACTCTGGCTTCTGGCCTCCGGCGTCGGAGACTGGGGTGGATGCGAGGTATGGGTCAGCGGCGACGGCAGTACCTACGCCTACCAAGGGAAGATCACCACGGCATCTACTCAGGGCGTCCTGGCCGGCTCGCTCGCGGCCACTGCGGACCCGGATACGACTGACACGTTGGCCGTGAACCTGTCCGAGTCTGCCGGCACGCTGATTTCGGTCAGCCAGGCGGATGCGGACGCAAACCGCTCGCTGTGCTATGTTGACGGTGAGCTGATCAGCTACGAAACGGCAACGCTGACGGGTGCGGGAGCCTACAGCCTGACCTACCTGCGCCGGGGCCAGTACGGTACGGCCGTCGCCGCGCACGCGGCCGGTGCCCCCTTTGGCGCGCTGAGAAGCAATGTTTTCAGCCTGCCGGTCACCGCGGATCAGCTCGGGACAGGCATCTGGGTCAAGCTTCCAGCACTGAACGTGTACGGCGGCGGCCTCCAGGACCTGAGCACGGCCACGGCTTACCCGGTCCTGTTCTCCGCCCTGCCGACGCCGAGCGGCCTCACTGCGACGGGTGGCCTGTTCATGATTGACCTGTCCTGGCAGGTCACAACGACGCGCACGGACATTGAGTATGTAGAAATCTGGGGCTCCCAATCGGACTCCAGAAGCTCCGCAGTACTCCTGACGACCGTACCATGGCCGAACAACACCTGGCAGCATAACGGCCTGCAACCTGGCGTGAGCTGGTTCTACTGGGCGCGCGTTGTCGACATGGCCGCAGACCACGGCGCGTTCTTCCCGACTTCCGCGACGGCCGGCGTCCAGGGCGCTCCAAGCGCCGACTCAAGCACCCTACTCACTCAACTCGAAGGCGCAGTCGGTCTCGCTCAACTTGCCTCTGCGCTTGCCACGCCGATAGGACAGATCCCCGCCATTCAGATAGCGGTCGACCAGATTCCGGCCATCCAGACGACCGTCGACCAGATACCGGCAATTCAGGGAAGCGTCCAAGGGTTGGCCAGGGCAGACCTCGCCAAGTCGCTGCTGACAGATAGCCTGGCGAGTCAAGCGCTTTTCCAGGGCGTGGTGAACAACGCGACGATTTCGGTGGACCCGACCACTGGAGCCATCAGCTTGGTCGCTACGGCAAACGTCACAACCGACGTTGAGCAGGCGATCAATCAGCTGACCACTGAATACAACGCCATCCAGGGAACCATCACCTCGACGGTGGCAAACGTCACGACCATGCAGGGGAGCCTGTCGTCGGCCCAATCACAGATCACGCAACTTTCCAATGCCGTGAACTTGAGCGCGACACAGGTTTATGTCGACTCGTCTGTTGCCAACGCCACCGGTGCGCTGACGGTGGAGGCCGCCAATGCAGCCCAGGCGCTTGCCACGGCGGCCCTGCAAGGGGCTCTGACTGCCGACGCGGCCAATCTGTCGGCGCTGGTCAATGCGGCCAACGTCGCAGCGGCGAATACCCAGATCACCGCCAACGCCAACGCGATCAGCGCGCAGGCATCTCAAATCACGACGCTGTTTTCGAACGTTGGCACGAACTCGGCAGGGCTGGCGGCCGAGGCCATCACCCGCGCCAACGCCGACACATCGCTTTCTGAGCAAATCACATCGCTGACGGCCACCGTCACGACCAATGCGGCCACGGCTGCCGCCAATCTGGCGACCCAAGCCAGCACAAGCGCTGCCGCCACGACCGCGGTATCGACGCTGGTCAGTCAGCTCACAGCCACCGTCACCGCGAACAACAGCGCACAGAGCGCAGCACTTTCGACCGAAGCAACCACGCGGGCCAATGCAGACACTGCGCTCTCCAACCAAATAACCACCCTTTCGGCGACAGTCACCAGCAATTCCAGTACCGATGCAGCAAACCTGGCAACGGAGGCCAGCACCAGAGCATCCGCTGATAGCGCGCTCTCAACGCTGATCACCAATTTGACTGCGACGGTCACGTCGAACAACACATCGCAGACGGCCAGCCTCGCCACAGAGTCCAGCACCCGAGCCGGCGCTGACACCGCGCTCAGCAATGAGATAACCAGCCTCACGTCGACCGTAACGAGCAACGCCACCACCAACGCGGCGGCCCTGGCTACTGAGGCAACCACGCGGGCCAGCGCTGACACCGCCCTGTCTGACCAGCTCACGACCCTGACATCCACCGTCACGGCAAACAACACGGCGCAGAGCGCCAGCCTAGCGTCTGAAGCGACCACCAGGGCAAATGCGGACTCAGCGCTGTCCAGCGAAATCAGTTCGCTTACTGCGACGGTCACGGCAAATAACAGCACCAACACGGCCGGTCTGGCAACCGAGGTGAGCACCCGCGCGGCGGCTGACAGTGCACTTTCGGCCCAAATTTCGAACCTCTCTGGGACGGTCACGACCAACGCATCAACGATTGCCGCGAACCTGGCGACGGAGGCATCCACCCGCGCCACTGCTGATACTGCACTCTCTGCGGAGATCGCAACCCTGTCGTCCACCGTCACGACCAACGCCTCGACCGCTGCCGCCAATTTGGCAACCGAGGCCAGCACGCGGTCCAGTGCCGACTCGGCCCTATCGACGTCTATCAGCCAGCTTTCGGCCACGGTAACGGCGAACAACAACACGCTGACTTCCCAGATTCAGTCGGTCAGCACGACGACGACGACCGCGACCAACGCGAATGCCTCAGCAATCACGTCGCTCCAGTCGTCCCTGTCATCGACCAACAGCACGGTATCTGGCCTGAGCAGCTCACTGGCGACCGTTCAGACCCAAGCGACAACGACAGCGGACACCGTTGCCGGCCTGGCAGCGAACTACACGATACAAGTGCAGGCCGGGGGCTACGTATCCGGCATCGAGCTGGCGGCGGGCGGCGGCTCCAGCTCGTTCATTGTTCTCGCTGACAACTTCCTGGTGGCGCAGCCTAGCGCCGGCGCGACGCCGCAGCAGGTGTTTATCGTTGGCGATGTGGGCGGCGTGACCGCCGTCGGCATCAACGGCGCGCTGATCGTCAACGGATCCATAGTCGGCAATGCGGTCATCGCGTCCGGCTCTATTACCGCCGCCCAGATGTCGACGGAAACGATCACGGCGGCCAGTGGTGTGCTGGCGAGCGCATCTGTCGGGACGCTGACCATTGCGGGCAACTCGGTCACGGTGCCAGTGGGCGCCTACTACTCAGGCGCGGTCTATACCGGCGCCGGGTACAACACCAACCTGATCGCCGCCTATGTCAACCGCTCCAACGGTGCTGGCGGGGCGGTGCCCATGACCGGCATCATCAGCTACACGCACCAGAACAACGGCAGCAGCTTCTATGGCGATGCCCACACAGTGGCGGTGCAGGTTGTTCGATCGGCAGACGGGGCGACTGTGTTCTGGGGCACGTTTTCTGCGTCCGGCGCCTGGACGACGCCTTACTCGGCCACGTTCCAGGACTCCTACTCTGGGCCCACCTGGTACACGCTGCAGTACTACATCACCTCGGGCTCGGCCAATGCCTACTACTCGGCGATGACGCTGATCGAAACCAGGAGATAACAGGTGCCCATTTATACGGTTTACAGCACAGCCACCGGCCAGGTCCTGCACGTCGTCAGTTGCCATGACGCGGACGCCGAGGCGCAGGCGCAGGCCGGCCAGTCGGTCATCGCTGGATCGCCGCCCTTCCCCGCGCCCGTCCCCGGTGTCCTGCCAGACGCGGGCGGCTTCTATGTCTCCGGCGGCGCTTTTGTCAGCACCGGCGCGCCGCCCGGCCCGGGTTACAGCTTCGACTACACCGCCAAGGCCTGGACCATTGCGCTGGCGACGGCCCAGTCTCAGGCGCTGGCGGCGGTAGGGACTTGGTACGCGGCGGCCATTGTGCGGCCGGTGGCATTCACGAGTGCCGCTGGTGTTGCACAAACCTACCAGGCCGACTCGACCAGCCAGAACAACTTGCTGATCGCCACCACTGGCTACGGTCTGGCCGGCTCCACGCCATCCGGCTTCTACTGGGTGGCGCAAGACAACACCCAGGTGCCGTTCACGCTGGCCGACTTGAAGGGCTTGTACGCCGTCATGTTGTCGCAAGGGCAAAGCGCCTTCGTGCAAGCCCAGAACCTTAAAGCCCAGATCAGGGCTGCAACCACCGCTGCCGACGTGGCAAAGGTGGTGATTCCCGCAATCGCATAGATCGCAACGCCTCGCAAAACCAGCCGCCTTCGGGCGGCTTTTTCGTTTCTAAGGAAAAACTCATGGCATGGACAACTTCGGGCACCATCAGCCTGACGAACGGCAGCGCCGTCGTCTATGGCTCTGGCACCACCTGGGCCTCTGACGGCATCACCAGCCCCGGCGACACGCTGCTGATCGGCACCGCGCTGTACCAGGTGCTGTCGATCCAGGCGGATACCCAGCTCACGCTGGCGAGCAACTACCTGGGCACCACGGCCAGCAGCCAAGCCTATTCGATCATCCATACCGGCCTGCTGCCGTCCGCGCTGGCGAGCAATCTGGCGGCGCTGCAAAGCAAGTATCTGACCACGGTCAGCCAGTTGTACACCTGGGAAACGCAGACCAGCGGCACCGTGCCATTGACGAACCCGGCCACGGGCGTGACTGCCAACGTGACGCCGCTGATCGCGTTCATGAATGGCATCCCGAATGCCAGTCTGGTGAATTCGAGTTTCACCATCGGGTCAACCGTTGCCACGCTGGGCGCTACCGTAGCAACCATCGCCGGTCTGACCCTCACCAGCCCGACGATTGCAACGCCTACGTTCACGGGGACGACTACGGCGGCGGCTATCAATGCCAGCGGCAACGTGGCTATCACTGGCACGTTGAGCGCAAGCGGGAAAATTTCTAGCACCGCGACCAGCGGTCCGGTATTTGGTGCATCGAATGCAACCACCGGATACCTGTATACCGCCCTGCAGAACACCTCGGGCCTTGCGCTGTTCGCTGTAGAAGGTTCTACAGCGTCAACCATTGCTTCTGGCACCACTGCGTATGCAACTGTTGTCGGCTCCGACACGGCAACCCCGCTCCAACTCATTACCAACAACACGGTTCGGGCAACCCTCAACTCATCCGGCAACCTCGGTCTTGGGGTAACGCCTAGCGCGTGGGCTACCGGCTCGACTGGCATAGATGTTGGCTCTTATGGCGGCATCCAGTCAACAGCAGCAGGAAACTTTTTGTTGTTGGGCAACGCGGCGAATACCTCGTCTGGGTCGCTATACAAAAACACTGGCGCGGCATCGGCATACGGGCTTTCAAGCGGCGCGCACCAGTGGTCCATCGCCCCCTCTGGCACCGCAGGCAACACCATCAGCTTCACTCAGGCCATGACGCTGGACAACAGTGGGAATTTGATGGTGGGGCAGACGAGTGCCGGTTACGCGAATGCCAATTCACTGAGTATCAATGGTCCGTCCGGGTACATCATTGCCAATCACCTGAGCGGCACTGCATCGGGCGCTGTTTATGCGGCCTACGCCTACAACGCAACAGCCATTGGTTCGATTACCCAGTCCGGCACAACCGCTGTTCTCTACAACACCACGTCCGACCAGCGCCTGAAGACTGACCTGGGCATGGTCACGACCACTGACGTGATCGCCAACACAGTGATCCATGACTACGCATGGACGTCTGATGGCACCCGTGCTCGCGGCGTGTTCGCGCAGGAGGCCGTAACGGTCAACCCTGCCGCTGTGAAAGTGGGCGATGACGGCCCGCTAGTCGAAGACCCCTGGCAAGTCGATTACTCGAAGTACGTCCCCGACCTCATCGTCACCTGCCAGATGCAGGCCCGACTGATTGAGCAACTTTCCCAACGCCTCGCAGCACTGGAGTCCAAAGCATGAAACGCCTATTCGCATCCCTGATCCTGTTCATCGCCCTGACCGCAAACGCGGGCATTACAACTCTGTTCGGCCCGCATGACGACTGGACCGATGAAGACTCGGCCTTCCAAGCCGCGCAGACCGCGATGTTGTACATGGACTACCGCCAGACGCGGCAGATTTACCTCTACCCCGATCTGCATGAGCTGAACCCGATCCTGGGGCCGCATCCCAGCGCCATTGCGATCCGCAACCACTTCATTTCGATTGGCCTGCTGGACGCTGGCATTTCCTACGTTCTGCCGTCGCCGTGGCGTCGCCGCTTCCAACTCTCCGGCATCGTGTTTGAAGGGTGGGTCGTCCACCACAACGCGATGTTGGGTCTGCAAATCCCGTTCTAAGGAAAACCAAAATGCCCAATACCTACTCTTGGCAGATCGACGCCGTTGACGCGCCCTACACCCAGACCAACACGGCACCGGCCACGGTCACGCACAACGAAGACGGCACGACCACCACGACGCCCGGCGCGACCACGACGCAGACCGCATGCAACGTCCATTGGCGCTGCAACGGCACCGACGGCACGCACAACGCGAGCGTCTATGCCACCCTGGTGACGCCGTACACCGCGCCCGCCGCTGGTGTGGGCTTGGCTCTGTCCGATGTCGTCGGATGGGTCCAGACTGCCATGGGCACCGCTGGCGTGGCTGCAGTGGAAGCGAACCTGGACAGCCAGATCGCCGCCGCTGCCGCAGCGCCCGCTGTTGCCCCGGCTCTGGCCTGGATGGTGCCGCCCGTGCCCACGCTGGCCCAAGTGCAAGCAGGTCAGTCCGAAGCCATCGTGAACGCCGCCCAAGCCGCGCTTCAGGCGGTTGTCGCTGGATACCCGGACCTTGAAGTGGCAACGTGGCCGCAGCAGTACGCTGAAGCCCAAGCCTACACCGCAAGCTCTACCGCATCGACTCCGATGCTGTCGGCTATCGCCACGGCAAGCGGCCAGACGGTTGCAGCCCTGGCGGCTGGTGTCATCGCAAAAGCAGCGGCCTACCAAGCCGCATCCGGTGCCATCGTTGGCAAGCGCATCGCCTTGCTGGCCCAGATCGCCGCCACGACCACGACCACCGCCGCCCTGGCAATCAACTGGTAAGGAAACATCATGCGCAAATTCCAACCGCCTTCGGGCGGCTTTTTTTCGTCCGTGCTTTTTGTGCTGATGCTGCTGGCGACGACCTGCCATGCGCAGTTCGTCGTTGGTGGCACGCCGCCGCCCCCGCTCATCGAAACGCTCGTGACGGAAAACCCCACGCAGGTCACATTCCAGCGCGTGAGCCAAGGCGATGGGACCTTTAAGGCAACCGAGCAGGTCTGCTATTCCTACGGCTGCCAGAGCATCCCTGCATGGCAGGGCTATTCGACTGGAGGCGGGTACCTGTTCCCCGTCTGGTCTACGCCTAGACCCGCGGGTGCCAAGACGATGTGGGGGACCTGGACCTTCCAGAGCGGTTCGGTGGACATTCACGGAAGCCCGGTGCCTGGGCTGTTTGCCACGAATCCCAATGCCCACGTCGCCTTCTTGATGCGCGGCGTCAGCACGGGGTCATACAACATCGGTGGCGCCGGGTACACGGTCGGCAATCTGTCTGGGTTCGCCAATTCGGCGCCCTGCCCTGGCCCAACGGCTGGCGCACCGGAGACCTGGTGGGCACTCGATGACGCGACAGCCGGGAATGTGACCTGGGGCGGCCACGATTGCAGCCCCCCGCTGTTGGAGCACCACCCGTACACGCTCACGATGCAAGCGGCTGCAGACGGGTTCGCCTGGTGGCTGCGGGACGCAACGACCGGAGCCATGCTAAGCCAGGGCTATGAAAGCAATGCCAATAGCCCCAGTTTGCCGATCATCCAGGAGGCGACCGGAACCACCATCGGCATCGTCTTTGCGGACACGCCCGGCACGTCCTGGACCTTTCAGGTTTGGGGCATGGCTTTCGGCTGGTTTTGAGAGGGATGGCACGCATGGATTACCAGCAAATCGAAGTCGCGATAGCCGTCGCCGTTCCACTGATGTCGGGAGTATTCACGATCATCTGGTGGCTGTTGCGGCAAAAGGACGAAGCCCAGCAACGCGCAATTGAAGAACTTCAAAAGCAGAACACTTTGCTGTTCGAGAAGCATGACAAAGACGTAGCGGAGTTGCAGGCCCTGCGCCTCCAGATCGCAGAAGGCCACTACAAGAAATCCGAGCTGGACGACAAGTTCAGGGTCATGGACCAAAGCATCAAAGAAGGCTTGGCGGCTTTAAGCGCCAAGCTGGACAAGCTCATGGAAGCGGTAATGCGTAACGAAAGGACATCGTCATGACCCCGCAGCAATTCATCGCCGCGATCAGCCAAGCGGCCGTTCAATCCATGAAGACCACGGCTATCCCGGCGTCATTCGTGATCGCCGAGGGCGCACTTGAGTCCGGCTGGGGCGGCTCGCAGCTCGTTGCCCAGGCCAAGAACCTGTTTGGCGTGAAGGCCGACGCGAGCTGGCACGGCCCAGTGCTGACCATGAACACGCGCGAGTACCTGAACGGTCAATGGGTGGTCGTTCCGGCGCGCTGGCGCCAGTATCCCGACTGGCTCAGCTGCATCACCGATCACGCAGCGTTCCTGCTGACGAACCCACGCTACAAGCCGGCGTTCCAGTTCAAGGATGGCATCGGCTTTGCCAAGGCGGTCGCCGCCGCTGGTTATGCCACTGATCCAGCCTATGCGCAAAAGATCGCCGAGATGATCAACGCGCACCAGCTCGCCCAGTTTGACACGACATCCGCATGAGCGCGCTTTCCCCGATCTTGCGAGACACCGAAGGTAACGGCCTGGTGTTTTGGTGCCCTGGTTGCAAAGAGGCTCACCGTATCCAGCACGGGGCTGGCAACGGCCCGCGCTGGACCTGGAACGGCAGCGTCGACAAGCCGACGTTCAGCCCAAGCGTGCTGGTGAGAACCGGCCGCGCCGTTGATCCGTCATTCGTCTCGGAGCCTGGCGACCCGCCAGAGGTCTGCCACAGCTTTGTGACCGACGGCCGCATCCAGTTCCTGGCTGACAGCGCGCACGAGCTGGCCGGCCAGACCGTCGATCTACCGGAATTTCCCCGGTAGCCAATACCACCCACTCCACAAGGAACCCGCTTCGGCGGGTTTTTTTATGTCCGTCACCGAAACACACGACGAAAAAGAAACCCTATCGGTCGAGGTGCTGCTGCCTGGCCATGAGGAACGCGGCAGCGCCAGTTCGCTGTTTACGCACACCAAAAAGCAGCTAGCGGTGCGCGATGGCGAACGCTGTTGGATCTGCCAGCGCACGCCGGCCGAAGCCGGCCCGCTGGAAGCCCATCATTTCATGATCGAACGCAGCACCGCCATGGGCATTGACTGGGCGCTGGTGCGGCGCGACTGCGAAGCCGGCGAATTTGGCCTGACCGCTGGCCAGCGCGCGGCGGCCAAGGCTTTCGACTGGACAGGCTTCGATCCGGCCAACCCCTACAGCTTCGTGGACAGCATGCTGGTGAACGGCCTGCTGCTCTGCAAAGACCACCACACCCACCTGGACAGCGGCATTCACACCATGCCGCATCCGCTGTGGGTGTTCCAGCGGTACGCCCGCGAGGGCTACAGGTTTTCAGCATCCGAAGTGATCCATCACGACCAAGTGTGATCAGGCCGCTTTCAGGTTCTTTTCGCGAACGAGTTGAGTCGCGTATTCGCGCCCCACTCTCTTGAGCTCGCACTCAGCGAAACGGATCAAGGCGGTACGCATCAATGGCTGATAGCCCAGGCCTTCCACCTCGGCGATCAGCTTGAAGTCCTCAATGACGGACTTCGGCAGACGAATGGAGATCATCTGCAGCTCAAGCGCTTCATCCACGGCCTTGGACCTGGAGGCAGTCGATGCCTTGGCCTTGTCCATGTCTTCACCGAGGGTGCCGTCTTCCCAGGCCTCAGTGGTTCCCGCAGTCTTCTTCATTGCTTCGCCTTCTGTGTTTTGTATATATGCTGTGACTTGTGATTTGCGTCGTACGCGGTCTTCAAGTAGATGCAACCATCCCTGAAAACAAATACAACTTTCAGGAGTCTGCCCCTGTCAGTTTCCGCAATAAACCACTCTGTTGGCGGGTCAGTCCTGTGATCTTCAGAGGTGTCTTCTAGGTAAAAGCCGTCATGGTTCATGAAGCATTCGTGGACTTCAAGGACTTTTACCTTGTGCTTGGTTAGCAACTTCTCCCGGATGTCCGGGGCAACGACCAAGTTCTTCAACATGGCCGCATTGTATATACAGAACTGACGTAAGTCTGTCAGTCCATGCCCGCTGTGCGGGCTTTTTTTTGCCCAAAGGAAACATCATGAAACTCCGATTCATCGCATTTTTCGCGCTGCTGGCCATCGTGGTCGGCCTGTTCGTGTCCTATTTCCCGCCCGCGCACAACGCGGAGGCGATTTGGTCATTGGTCGGATTTGCCCTCGGGCACTTCGCCAAGTACCTGAGCCCGGACAAGGCCACGGACCCGGCGTCCACTGTGCAGCCCCCGAGCGCGCCGGTCGCGCCCGTTCAACCCGGCCCGGGCCCGACGCCATGAAAGCGGTTCTGATCTGCCTGGTCGCGCTGCTGGCCGGGTGCGCGGGCATCTCCACCTACAGCATCAAGCCGTTCTATGACCCAGACCTGCGCGCCATGGTGTGTTGCCAGGCGCTGATCACCAACGGCAAAAACCTGGCCACCTTGCAGGTGACCGCAAAGAAGTCGGGCAACGACTACGACCTGACTTTCTCCGAAACCGGCGTGTCTGCCTCAGCGCCGCTCGACAGCCTTGCACCGATCGCCGGCTCAGTTGCCGGCGCGGTGTCGTCTGCCGTTACCGAGGCCCTCAGAGTGCAATTCCCCATCAAGTAAGGATTTCCCATGCGCAAGAATCTTCTCGCACTGTCCATCGCTGCCGTGATCGGCGCCTGTGGCCTCGCCGCCTGCACCTCGGTGCCATCGTCATCCGGTACCGCGCCGTCGCCGGCGCAGATCCAAAAGGCAATCGCGGGCGCCTGTCCGTCGTTCCAGTCCGTGCTGTCCAGCCTGTCTGCTCTCCAGGGCCTGCCGCCCGCGGCGGTCAATGACCTGGCTGTCGCCAACAACGTGGTGCCGGCTGCGTGCGCGGCGACCGCAACAGTCAACGTCGCGAACGTCCAGGCTCTGGCCACCACGGCCGCGCCAGCCCTGATCGCGGTGATCAACGCCAGCACGCTCCAGGCCCAGCAGAAAAACGAGGCGATCTTGGCCGTGTCCGCCGGCCAGATCATCGTCACGGGCGTGATCGCCGCGTCCCAGGCGGCCGGCGTGAGTACTGCGCCGGCATCTGCCCAAGCTCCGGCAGCGTCGGCCTCGAAGTAAACGACCATGATTCCGGCGAGCCAGGCGGTGCAGCTAAGCGCCGCTGTCTACGATAAGGCCACGGACTGGGACCACCTGTGGACCACGGACGATGTGGTCTGCGGGCACCGGCGCATCGGTACCGACAATGTGCTGGTGTTCCGTGGCTCGGTGACCGCTCAAGACTGGCTGCGAGACGCCGACGCACTGCCAGTTTCTGACCATGAGGTCGGGATTGTGCACAAGGGGTTTCTGGCCGGCATGGACGATTTGCTCGAGCAAATTCAGGCCATCATCAAAGGTCCGATCAGCCTGACCGGCCACAGCCTGGGCGGCGCGCGGGCCAGGATCGCGGCGGCCAAGATGGTCGTGCGCCATGTCCCAGTTGCCCAAGTTTGCGTTTTCGGGTCGCCGAAGCCGGGGTATGCGCGCTTGTCACAAATCCTGCAGAACTCAAAGGTCCCGCACGCCAGCTACCGCAACCTGAGCGATCCGGTTCCGCTGTTGCCAACATTTGCCGCGTTTCAGCATCCGGACCAGTGGGTTGCAACTGCCGCCGCGCCGGCGCCGACAGTGCTGGGAAATCTGGCCGATCATGAGGTCGCTCTGTACGTCAAAGGTGTGGCCGCCCTGCCCTAGTCAGTTGCCAGAGCGAGAGCTTGCCCCGATGCCGGAAACCCCGGTGTCGGGGCTTTTTTTGCGTTTTGCCGACTGGCAAGCTGCCGTGAATTCCGCTTAGGGTTTGGACTTAGGTTGCCGAGTGGATGTGCCCAAAAGGTGATCAAATTCACCCTGAACAAGGGTCATTTCCGGCGATCAAACCTATGCCGGAATGGTACTATCCCGTTCTATCCCGCTTCGAAGGAGCATGCCATGAGCGCCTTAGAGCAAGAAATACAGACATACAACCACCATCTCCCAGAACTGATCTCGCAAGCTGGCCGGTTCGTTTTGATCCATGGTGAAGAAGTGTGTGGGACGTTTGACTCCTACGGTGATGCACTAACCACTGGATACGAGAAGTTCGGCCTGTCTCCATTCCTCGTGAAGCGCATTTCGGCGGCGGATCAGATCGCGTTCTTCACTCGGGACTTTGGTGCATGCCCAGTATCAATGTCAGCCTGACTCCTGCCGGTCCAATTTTCACTGTACTGATTGGACTGAGCGTCGCCAGAAGTGCGGCATTGCGAAAAGCCGGTCTACAAGTTCCAAACGGCGTAGCTGGCCGTTTCTTGCTTGATACGGGTGCATCCTCAACCTGCATGGATCCAAGATTTGTTCAACCTCTTGGCCTTGTTCCGAGCGGTGCTGTTCATATCCAGACGCCATCGACTGCCGGCGGGACTCATGTCTGCAACCAATACGACATTTCGTTATTTATCCCAGGGACAGACCCGGGCATGGGCTTCTTGATACCTGCGCTCCCTGTTACGGAGACGTCTTTGTCGTCACAAGGGATTGATGGGCTGATAGGTCGAGACATCATCGACTTGTGCACGGTCATCTATAACGGAAGCCTAAAGACTCTGACGCTTGCATACTGATAAGGTGAAGCGAGACCATGAGCCCGCTGCGTGCGGGCTTTTTCGTTTGGACTGGTTCAATGTTGTTGGCATCTTGCTGCCCACTTCAAAACGGTGATGATGCATCACTGTTTTGACGTCCAGTGCCCAAGTCTCAAAAAGGCCGAATGCGGAGCGCTCCGCATGGGTTTTCAAAAACGATAGCAGCGAGGCTAGTGTTTATGGAGCGGGTGAAGGGAATCGAACCCTCGTATGAAGCTTGGGAAGCTGACCCAGGTTTCTAGGTTTTATGCGGCCTGCAGCACGATTTCCGCTCCGCAAAACTGTCTAAAAAAACAGTGCTTTAACCCGCATGTTTCCGTCAAAAATTTCGATTTGCGGAGCACTTTCGGAGTGCTTTTTACTTGGTCGGCCGCACGATTTTGCCGCGCCGGATGTAATGCTTTTTGGTCACATTGACGTTGGCATGGCCCAGCAGATCTGCGGCCCCCTGGTCGCCGCGGTTGGGGTCTTCTGACACATCATCGGCCGCTTTCGCGCGCAGGTCATAGAAGCGGACCGACCGGATCATGGCTGCGAATTCGGCATTCCCCTGCTCTTCAGCGTCCGCCGCCGCTTTCGCGCGCGCCGGCATCCAGCCGTTGCGCAGCGTCGCCTCGGTCAGCGGCAGGCCGCGCAAATTGACCGCTAGGTGGGCGCTCCAAACCTTATAGCGCGACTTGCGCTCTTTGATCCGCTCCAGCAAATCTTTCAGGTCGCCCTCGATCACGATCCGGCGTAGGGTCTTGGTCTTGCCCTGTTTGACCTGCAGCATTCCGTTCACGATGTCGCGCTCTGTCATCTCCAGCATGTCACCGGGCCTCTGCCCGGTCAGGTACGCTAGATCCATGATGTCGCGGATGGGCTGGGTAGCGCATGTCCAGATGGCTCGGAACGCCTCGTCGGTCACATAGACCTCGCGCTTCTCCAGTTCAAACCCCTCGATGCCCTTCACCGGGTTCTGCGCATCGGTATAGCCCCAGGCCCTGGCCATGTTGAACATGTGGCTGAAAACCCGCTTCAGGCGGTTCGCCGTCGTGGGGTGAGCCTTCTGCCATTGCAGCAGCGCATGGATGTGCTTCGGCTTGATCTGGTCCAGAGGCGCCGGGCTCGGCGTGCAGAAGTACTTGACCAGCTGCTTGATGTCGCGAGTTTGCGTGCGCTGGGTGTTTTTGGCCTTGGTCGGCATGACCTCCAGCAGGTATCTGTCGGCGAGCTGTTTGAAATTCGTGACCGGCGCCTGGGCGGGAGCGGCCATCAGTTCAGACCATTTGCGCACGGCCAGCACATAGTCCGACCCCAGCGGAAGCTCTTTGCGGGGCTTCTGGCCGGTGTCGAAGTAATAGAAGGTCCGACCGGACTTCTGCTTGCGTGCGCGGAAATTCTTCATGCTGCCCTCAAGCCAGGCTCCCACGCCGATTGGGCGACAGGTGCCGATTTTGCGCCCTCGATGATCGCCCGCGCAACGATAGGTCGACTCGCCGCGTTCACGTAATGCGGGATCGCCATGCGGGCAAGCTGTTCGATCTGGAGCTGTTCCCGGGTGCGTCCATTCTTTCCGGTGCGGATGCCGGTCAGTTCGGCGATTTCGGCGCCGGTCAGGAATGTCGAGCCAAGAGGTGGGTTCATTTGGGTAGTCCCCCGAAGGCCAAGGGCGTGCATGTGTAAGGAAGCATCAGCGGATGCGCCGGGGTGCCGTCATCAAGCAAATGCAGTGCTCGCAGCCGCACTCCAGAAAGCCGAAGGTGGCACATCAAATCAGCCGGCCGTAAAAGACCGCGAGCATGCGCGCCCCATGCGCAAATTACATATCCGCGTTCCACCAGGCCCATATCTCCAAGCCTACTGGTGATGATTCTGTCATTGTCAGGTCCAACTAAATAGCCGTTATTTCGCAATTCGCGTGGGTCGGTGGCACGAAAGGCAAATAGGTTAAATACCTCAATACCGCCAAATCCGAGGCGCTGAGCAAAGCCAACGCATTTGCGAATGGTCGCATCGTCTGAATCGGCGTCAGCCGTACTTGGATTCAGCATGATGAAAGGAAGTGGGTGGAGCGAATCGTCCCAATATCTAGTCAGGTGATAGCGGAATTTTCCACAGCCGCTGATGATTGCAGTCTTCTTCACTTTGGCACCTCCTGCCGCAGTGGCTTTCCGTCCAGCCCGGCACGCCGCAGGTAATCCAGCGCGTCGTGCGGCAGTTTTGAGCCTGGGTCGGCAGTGCGCAGAGCGCGCGCCAGCTCACGGATCAGCAGGGCCAAGTGGTTCAGTTTGTGGCTCATTCCCCGGCCCTCCTGATGTCCTCATCAACCTTGGCGTCCATCTGTTCAGCGGTGCAGCCCTTGAGGTCCTGGACGATCTCAGTCCTGATACGACGGTAGCGCGCTGCGTCGATCACGTCTTGCACACTGATCGCGTTCGGAATCGAGTCTAGATACCGCTCCAGCCCTTCGCGGTCGCGCGACTCGTAGCAGTTCAGAATGTGGCGGCGGTCGATCATTTGATAGCCTTCAGTGCTTCACTCAGTGCGCCAATCAATTCTTTTGGTATAGGCGGCGCGGATTTAAAGAAACCAAACTCTTTGCTGGCTTCCATAACAACCGCCTGCGCAGTCTCTCGCAGCGCGTTCAACCCGGCAGCCGCCTTCGCAGCCAGTTCAAGTAATTCGCGGTCGGTCGGTCATGTCTGCTCCTTCGGCTGCAGGATGAACTCGCCCAACGGTTCCCAGGCATTACCGGGGGTTTTGTCATTCGTTTTAAGTATCAATTTACCTTGGTATTCATACACATGCACCGTCAGCGGCTCGCGCTTGGGTGCTGGCTTGGGCTTGAGCCTGAATCTAAATTGCGGGTGATCCACAATAAATCCGACATCAGCGGCAAACCATTCTCCCGAAAATATGTACTCAACTTCCTTGCCGTCCAGCAAGGCTCTTATGTATTCCGCATTGGGTATTGCTTCGCTCATTCTTCCATCCTCCAGACGACAATTGAAAACGCGACGACGATCATCAAAATAATCAAGATCATTTTTGAATTTCCTTATGCCTTGCACAGACCCAGCGCACCGTTCCGCCACCAGTCGCCCGGTGGCAGGCGCAGATTGCGCACCAGCGCTGAATGCCGTTGCCCTTGAATTGCTGGGTCATACCGACCTCCGGAAAACCTTGCCCAGGTCCCCGTCAACCGTGTGCCCGCGCTGGCGCAGGACACGGGCGATCAGCGCCTGGTCGTGGTGGCTGTGGCTCATGCCGCCTCTTTGTCGGAACCAAGCATCGGCAGGACGGTCGGGGACCATTTGATTTGCGTAACCGGAACGCCGCTGCCATGCTTCTTCCCGGTGTCATACAGGCGTGCGAACTCCCGGCCCGCATCAGTGACCTCCCAAACCTCGCCGCGCTTGAGTTGCATTCCGGCCTCGGCCAGCAGGAGATTGACGCCGCGCGCACTGGTGCCGATGCGCTTGCCAAGCTCGGTCGGGGTGAAATACTGCGTATCCTGGTTTGCAGCATCCAGGTGCGTCGTGCCAAGTAGCTGCAGCACGTTGGTGCCCGTCAGCGTGGCAACCGCCTGATTTGCTGCGATGGCGGCGGCATTCTTGTCCAAGCCGATCAACTTGGCGATACCGAACAGTGCGCGATATTCCTTGGTCGGCTGGATTGCAGATGGCGAGACGGGAGCGGGCAGCCCAACTCCATAGCTGCCGGTCTTGCGGATGGTCGGCAAGATTTCATCGAACACCTTGCGCTCAAAGGCTTCGGCGGCAGGCAGCGTGCTGTTAACGACCAAACGCATCAGGTCGCCTTCGCTGATGACGCGAGTTTGTTGCAATCCGCCAGCAGTCTGAAGGGGGTGCAGCTTTTGCACCCCCTTGCAGTGCGAACGCAGAGCGGTGGTCGCATCGGCATAGCCCAATGCGTCGCAAACGTCTTTACCAACAAACCACGGTTCGCCATCAATGACGATGACGCGGATGTTGATGCCGTCAAATTGGAAGGGGATAAGGTTGTTCATGCTGATACTCCGGTTTGAGTTTGCTTTGCTGGCGCGCTGGTCTGGAAACGTCCCGTCTTGATGCCCACATCCATCCAAAGGCGCATTGACGCGGCAACGGACACTTTGTAGAGCGCCACGGTGTCGAACTTGCCTTTTTGGATTTCCTCGGCCAGGTCGTCACCGACATCGGTCGGCTTGTTCTCGCAACCCTGGATGTACATGCGCTGCATCACGGCATTGGCGATGGCGTGCACCTCGTTCCGGGAAAACTGACCGTCGTACAGGCTCTTGGCGATTTCGCCCACGGTCATCACGTACGCATCAGTCGGCACACTGGTGATGACCTCTTTGCCGGCGTGGTCGAAGCTGATGAGCCAGCGGCGGTTTTTCAGGCTGGGCGCGGCGTCTGGCTTGTTGCCAAAGTGCTGGGCCAGAACGTCGAAGCATTCGGCTTGGTACTGGACCAGCCGCGCGCGAAGTTCGGGCTTCACGCGGCTGGCACTGATCCCGAACAGCCAGCCGTTCAGCTTGTCCAAGGGAATGCACATGGCATCCTGCTTGCCACCATCCGAAGGCATTGCCATAACGGCAATCCCTTTACCCATGACTGGATGGCGCTTGATTCGGCGGTACTGAGCGGACCAGTCAAGACCGAGTGCGTCGCTGATTGGCTTGATGGCGATATAGCGAACACCGCCAATGAGGACTGTGAGCAGGGTCGCGCCGTAGAAAACGACTTCGGTGATTTGGCCTTCCATGTCACACCGCCTTTGCGAAAACGGTGAAAGGCCAAGCGTTGCAAGCAGGCTTGCCAGATGCGCGCTGAAGCAGCGCGGCAGCTTCGGCGCGCGCGTAGCGGGTTGATTGATAGACGGGAAGTGCGGGTGCGGTGCGACGCGGTTGCGCCGGCGCAGGGGTGCAGCAGATTGCCATGATGGCCTCCAAGAGTTCAGATGAATCTCGGACTGCCACCAACCGCCAATAAGGCGGCAGCCCACAACAGGATTGGCGGACCAGTGAACTCGCGGAGCGAAAGCTGGCGAGCCTTTCGGCTCTCCTGTTGGGGCCGCCATAAAAGGGGCCGTGCACAAAAAAGCCGCAGACTTGCGCGTGCGGCTATGTGCCGCGAATTCATCCGGGCCGCCAAGCCCGGTCAGGCGCGATGACCTGACGGGCAAAGTGTACACCACGCTACAAACGGACGCAACGGCTTGACGATTCATGATCGGCTCAGAGCGGGACCAAGCGGACGAAACGCACTCTGCCTCCGCTGCCCTTGCCGGCGTAGCCCTGATCGCCGTTGTAGAAGTTCTGGCCGAAGGCGCCGTACTCGGAGTACTGCGTACTGGTCCAGTGCCAACGGTCGGTATCCAACTGGTCACGCACGTTGGCGTACAGGAGAGCGCTTTCGAAGCGGGTCGGGACGTGAAAGTCGGCGTGACCATCGGCTTCGACGGTCTTGGCGAACTCCAGGGCATCCTTCCAGGTGAAGTCCCGATCGGGCGCCAGATCAGCCAGGATCAGGTGCGCATCGGGCTGGCCGTCTTCGTCGCGCGAGATCCCGCAGTAAATGCCGCCATGGCCGGGCCACGGTTCGTCAATCTTGGGTGCCGATGAAGTGGCAATCGGCTTGTCTTTTGGGGGCCTGCGCAGGCTTCGACTCAGGTCCTGGAGGAACAGATGGAAAGATTTCATGGTTTCCTTAGGGGTTGACCGCCGCCAGCTTTGCAACCGGCGGGATGGATCTGTTACTGCGCTGCCTCAGCTGGGGCTGCTTCCGGTGCAGGGTTGGCAGCGGCTTCGCTCGCAGCGACGGCTGAGTCGGCGTCCTGCTTGGCTTTTTGCACCGTGGCCTGGGCATGAGCCAGGAATTGATTTCGGAAATCTGCCGCCTCGCCGACCGAAAGGCTATTGATGCCTTTCAGGATCAGATCGACCTGTGGAACTGTCAGCACGTAGGTGACGCGTACGTTGGCGATGTCGAAGGGGGCGGGTTGTTGGTTTGGCATGGTTGAGGTGGGTGATTAGGGGTTGATAGAAGGGTGATAGGTGGTGGGTGATAGAGGTGCGCTTCGATCAGGCCGTAACGGCTTCGCCGCGGTACTTCTTGAACGGCAGCGGCCGGATGTGCTGCTCAAAGAACTTGCCCTTCGACTCAGCGGCCAGGAAGGCCTGGTGCATATCGGGAGTGCCCGGGTAGTGGTAGATAGCCGTGCCGCGCGTGAAGGTCACGGCGAGCGTGTTGGTGGCGGGCTCAAAGCCCACGGATTTGATCTGGTGGCTTTCAACATCGACCATGGGAATGGTCGGCGCCGGACCTTCATCGAAGGCTTGAGCCGGTTTCTTGGGTGCGTCTTGCTTGGGCATGGTGATCTCCGGTTGGTGGTTGGGAAAGGGGTCAGCCCTCAAAATGCTTGGCGTGCAAGCGCTCAAGGACATCAATTTGCTTTTCGGTGAGAGAGCGGGTGTCATCGCCGTTCTTGGTTTTCTCCAAGACAGATTTGATGAACCCGGTTTCCCAGTCGCTCACGTCCGTGGTGTCTGCGAGCCCTGCGACGCGTTTGACCATGGTGTTGATGGCGGCCATCTCACGCGGCCTTCTGGAACTGGATGGCAAGCAGGCGATTCACCAGCGCGTCGCGCATCTTTGGAAGGTCGCTGGCGCGGTACAAGCACTTGGCCTTTTCCTTGGCAATGACAGGAAAGCCAAGACGGTTCAGGCCTTCGGCGGTTATGGACACGAACTCCAGGTAACTGTTGATCTCGCCAAGGCTGACCGTGGGAGCTTCGTTCGATGCTTGGGTTATGGACACCACGCGAGCTGTGGCGACCGGCGCAAAAGTCTGCATGGGCGCAGCCATTGGGGCTGGCGCTGGTGCCGGCGCCGGTTCCGCAGCCTTGGCAATGGCCAGATCGGCAGCAGCCCGCGCGGCAACCTGCGCTTCTGCATCTTTCTGGGCCTTGGCCTGCTCTTCTTCCCGGATCTGCGCACGCTCCGCTTCCAGCCGGGCGGTCTCGGCGTTTACCCGGTTTTGGATCAGGGCGGCCAGGTCATCTGCAGCTTTGGTAATGATGGCTGCGCGATCCGGGAACAGCGTCGGGTAATCGACGGCGACCTTGTCCAGCGCCTGCAGGTTGATGGCGATCCTGTCGGCGATGGCGCTGGCGGCGATCTTGGCCCGGGTCAGCTCATTGGTCATGGCCTCGCGCAGGGTGTCGACAGTGCGCTTGCCTTTGATGGCGGCGCCGAAGTCGTACGGTACGACCGGCATGTAGTTGTGGCCCAAGCGCTGGTTCAGCGTGGCGATGTGCTGGCTCATGGCCAGAATGCCTTCTTGAACGATGTCAGCCTTGATCTGGTCCTTCCGGGCTGTCACCAGCTTTTCCATGGAAGACGACTTCTTTTGCGCGGCGGCGTCAATCTCATCCAAGACGCGCAAAACCTCGTCGATGCTGCCGGTCTGGGCCAAAATGTTTTGGCGCACAGCCTTCAGATTCAATCGAACTTCATCAAGCCACTTCACATCAGCCGCCGCGTTGGCGAAGTCCTGATCGGTTGCCAACTCCTGATTGATTGAGCTGATGACCTCAAAGGCGTGCGCCTTGAACGCGTCCACATTGGAGGCAGTGACGGCGCCAGTCACCTCGACACGCAGAGCCGGAAGGTTCTCCCGGGTATGGCCGACCGGCGCCGGCTCGGCATATTTAGGCGGCTGATAGGCTTTGAGGTCAATGGCGAACTGAGCCCAAGCAAGATGAATCCGCTCGATCCAGCCATCGTCAGGCAGGACTTCCATGTAGACCATGTTTTCTGGTGTGCCGTCCGAGACGGTAAAGATCACGCGCCTAGCGCCGGTCACATGCATGATCTGTTGGCATTGGGGCATGTGCTCTTCAGGCAGTACGCCGCTGGCAACGGATTCCGCCAATTCGCGGTTCCACTGCTTGTGCTCGAAAGCAGTGACACAGTCCATGGTCAGGCCGTCACAAGACGCCGACAGCTTGCCGTAGGACATGGTGCAGGGATAGAGGTCGTCACCGATGATTGCTTCGATCAGCGGACGCGCCTTGGCTTCGACCGCGTGACCGTGATCCAGGACGTTTTCTTGGAACCAGTCGCTGTATTCCTTCGCGATACCGGTGTGCTTGGCGCGCAGCAACTCAGAGCGCTTGGCCTTCGTCGAAATGCCCATTGCGGCGGCGGCTTCAGATGCGCCAAAGTGATCCAATCGGAAGCTCTGCCAGGCTTCGGAACCCTGAATGAGATCGTGCGTAATGCGTTCCATGATCAAGCCTCCATCTGAGTTGCGGACCAGGAGGCGATTTCCATACGCATTTCGTCGGTCAGAACCTCCTTGGTCTGAGCCATCGCGATCACCGCATTTACCGGCCGGCCGTTCTCAACGAGCTTTCTCCAAGCGTCCTTCTTCTTGTTGAATGCGTCCTGGGTCATCACCGGCAATTCGCCTGTTTCTTCGGCCTGACCGGGGTCCTGTTGACCCTGCTCATCAGACCGATCCGGCTCGGAGATGGTCACGAAGCCAGAGCCGTCGATCACGGCGCTGCGGCCTTCTTCGGCTGCATTGGAGGCCTCCAATGCCGTATTCAGCTCAATGCTGCTGGGCATGTACTTGAGCACCTGGAGCAGCGGCACCTTGCGCGCGTACATTTCCGGGTCGCGGAAGCTGTAGTGGCTATTGCCGACCTTGTTGTATTTGTTGCGGTGCTTCCAGATCTTTTTGATGGTCCAGACCTCAATCACGGGCATCGTGCTGCCGACCACGCGGCCAACGGCATAGACGTGGGTCATCTTTGACGCATCGTCCTCATCGCCCGGGCGATGGCGCACAAACGGGTTGTCGCCAAGCGCGTAGTCGAACTCGTCACCCTCAAAGACCGCACCAGTCCAAACCGTGCAGCGGCCCGAACGGTTGGCGATGTCCACCAGACCCTTCCAGCCAGGAACAAAGGTGCAGGTGTTTTTGTAGGCAACTAAGTAGCCCTGACCGTTTATGCCGGGCTCCAGCCCCATTTGCGCGGCGGTCATGATGGCGCCAGCAATGCTGTGGTGGGTGCACTGCTGAAGCTTCTCATTGGTGCTGAATGCCGTCAGCGCCAAGCGCGTCATGCGGTTCGCATTCATGTGCTTTGGCAGTGCCAGTGCCATTTGCGGCTTCAGCTTGTCCAGGAAGTTGGACATCGCCACCACCGGGTTTTGCTGCCGGGTTTGTATTTGGGTGCTCATGGTTTCCTCAGTTGAAAAGGTGATTGATCAGGACGCCGGCGAAGAAAGCGCAGATGCCGACGGCGGTGATGGACGCGAGGGCGATGCAAATCCAGCCAAGGATCAGCTCCCACAGCTCGGGCTCAGATTCGGGGCGTTCGATCACTTGAATGCCACCTGTTGAGATTTCTTGCTGTTGTGCATGAGGCACTGCACCGTCTTGCTGTCGATCCAGCGCCATGCGGCTTCAGGCCCACAGGCGCGCTGCGCGGCTTTGGCTATGCGAGCGTTGTCGGCTTCGACGTGGGCGCGCTGAGCATCGAAGCGAGCGGCGACCAGCATCCACAGTGCGATGACGACAGCGCCCAGCAGCCAGACGGCGAGGTAATAGATGCGGCTCATTTCGCAGCCTCCAGCGCTCTCGCCGCGATGTTCACCATCGTGAATGCCGCGCCTCGGAAGTGATGCATCAGAGTACTGTCGTCGATCCCACCTTCAGACGCAGGGTCCAATCCATAGAACGCGATGCGCTCCAGGGCTTCGCGCAGCTTGGCCACCCTGCGCGAGTCCTCGACATGGTTTTGAACCGTCGCGCCCAAGTGCTTGCGTATTTCGTCTATCAATGGCATCTCGCCATCTTCAAACGGGCCTCCATGCCCATCGCGGCCAAACACTTCCTCGACTTCGACCAGCAATTCCCGCTGAAAGTCCACCAGCCTGCTTAAGTGACCGATCGACGATTCGAGGCCGGCAATTTCAACTTCCGGGCGCACTAAGTGCGACGGTTGGCGGTCGGTGCTCATGCCGCCATCCGATCAGCCCACCGATCAGCGGCGCGGTCTTCAAGCGTCAGGTCATCCTCGGCGCGCATGTGGCGCTCGGCGGCTGATTCCAAGTCGTTGATCACATCGACCGCCAGCAGGTCGTACAGGTTGCTGGCGCAGCCCTTGACATAGACGGCGCTGACGGTGGCGCGAGCGGGCAGCAGCTCGGCGACATCTCCGCCAGTGGTCGGGCCTTCGTATTCGAAATGAGCAATCAAATCGACGCGCTCAATCTCGTGGGTGAACTCGTGAAGCCCTGCGGGGCAGGCGGGCGTGGTCATACCGCCACCTCGACGGGTTGCGCTTCGACGGCTTCAGCAGCAGGCGTCCACAGCTCGGCGTGGACCGCGATCAGCGCCAGAGCAGCGCGGTATTCCTTCGCGTGCTCGTTGTCGCCGTGTTCCTCCTGCAGCCTGGCTTCGAAGTCGGCCACGGTACCGGTGAAGCATCCGGCGCGCAGCACCAGACCGGCGTCAGTGATAAAGGCCAGGAAATAGTCAAAACGCGAGCCGATGGGGCCGACTTGGAAGAATGGGCGGGCGCCAATGAGTTTCTTGCCGCCCAGGTTGGCATCGCACAGGTTGGCACCGCCCAGGTTGGCATCGCACAGGTTGGCACCGCCCAGGTAGGCATCGCGCAGGTTGGCACCGCGCAGGTTGGCGCCGCGCAGGTAGGCATCGCGCAGGTTGGCATCGCGCAGGTTGGCACCGCGCAGGTAGGCATCGCGCAGGTTGGCACCGCCCAGGTTGGCACCGCCCAGGTTGGCATCGCGCAGGTTGGCACCGCCCAGGTTGGCACCGCCCAGGTTGGCATCGCGCA